GTGGTTGGACTTGCATCGGTTGAACTCGGTAGGTGCCAATGGTGCAATGGCCACGTCAATGCCCCGATACAACTCACCGTACGTGGTGTAGTCCTTCCGCTCAAATGCGTGCTTTGTGTGGATCGCCTGCTGGTAGTATTCGATTGACCACGACTCGTGGCCTGATAGGTCGATGCCGTTCCATTGCAGGTCGTAGTCGTGGTGCAATGCACCCAGGTACCCCACCCGCAAGATGTCGCTCTGGGTCTTCTCTCCCATCCACTGCTCCCGTCTTGGGTCGATGGCGTTGGGCAGGATCCAGATAGGCACGTACGGGTTGATCTTTTGCAGCTTCTCGGCCAGGTAGCCGTTGGTGGTGTGCAACTGGTCTGCAATCTTGATGGTGTTGATGATGTGCGTTCCCTTCACCTGGCTCTTGCTGCTATGGTTGTGGGGTAGGTTCCACCAATCGTCAATGTCCAAGATCAACTTGATGTTGTAGGCGTTCAGCATCGCACGGAACTGCCGATGGTCTTTGGACGCAATGCCTCGGTTGACCACCAGGTACGATACATGTCCCTTCAATTTGTCCAGGTCTTCAATCGTCCCAAACTTGACCATGTAGCCCCGCATCAGCATGTCCTCGTAAGGCACCTGGAGGCGGTGGTAATATACCCCGTTTGGGTTTCCAATTACTAATATCATCGTAGTGAATATCTGCCAAAGTTAGGGTTTGCCTTCTTGTTGAACACCGCATAGCGGGCAGCATCAATGGCGTGGTTGAATGCGTCAATCGGTTTGTTGAGTAGGTTGCCATTTTTGTCCTCCACCCACTTGTAGTTCTGCAATTCTTTGACTAGGTTCTTGCTCCGTGGTGTCACCACCAACTTGAACCGCTTGAGTTGGTCAATGCCTGCCATCACGCTATCCGCTCCCTTCAAGGTGGGCTTCACGTTCCACCCGAATTTGTGCAGCTCGTCAATGGATTTGGGTTCGGCACTATCGGCAAAGATTTCTGCACGCCTATCTAGTCCCAACGAGGCCAGGGTATTGTGAATGTCTCGGTTGGTCATCCCCGTTTGGTAGATGTACTCGTCCATGTACAGATTTGTGCCGTGTTCGTACACTGCCACAAGGGTGCTGGGATCGTTTGTGTAGCCGAAGTCCATTCCATAAGCCAATAGTTTTGCGTCTGTCGGGATCTCTCCCGTGGTGAATGAGAAGATGGCTGCTCTGTTACTGCCCCGTTCTCCCAATCCGTACACCCGCCAATAGTCCTCATCGGTATCACGCAGGCGTTCGATCTCCTCAACGATGATTTGATCCAGGAAGGGATTGTCCAGGTAGGTGGTCTGATAAAAGTCACAATCGTTGCGGGTGATTACCCTATCGTAAATCCAATGGAACGTATCGGAGGGGTTGTAGTCCAGCACGATCTTGCCATCTGTACGAAAAATGAGCTGCTGCCAATCCTCGTAAAACAACTCATTCGCTTCGTTTATGTAGAGCATGTTGCGCTTACGCCCCCGTATCTTTTGCGGTTGGTCAAGCGATATGAACTCAATCATGTTGCCGTTGAGGTGGTACTCATGGCTGCTCATGTTGTGATGCTCCTCACGATACAAATCATGCGCCCGCAGGATCTCAAGGAAGTCTCGCATCACGGAGGCACGCAGGGACGGGAAGGTCTTACGGCAGATGGTGACCACCTTCCCCGTGTTGGTAGCGCAATAATGAAAAATAACCCACAGCAGGATATTGTACGTTTTCCCGCTGCGAGTTCCCCCTTGCTCAACTGTTATGCGCTTGTCGCTTTTGAGCAGGTGTTTGAATACCTTATTCGTCTTGATCCGTGTCAATGACCTCTACCTCAAATTGCTTGCTCGTTGAGATGTCCAACTCCGTCCGCTCCACATAGCCCCGCTTCTTGCCCTTGGTTTTAAGAAAGAAAATGGTTGCGGTGGAGTTACCCTCTTTGATTTGTTTATGCAACTGGCTTTCTGCAAAGTCAATAGCAACGTCTGCGATTGAGTCGACTGCTGCTTTATATTCTGGGTCGCTATCCATCCAAAGGTAGTGCGTAGTTCTTCCAATGCCAACCGTCTTGCAAGCCGAGGTAACTACCCCCAACGATTTTTCCAACGCATCGAGCATTGCCTTTTTATGTTGTTCAGTCCTGTCCATACGGCTTTCCGTTTATTTTGATTTCAAGTGATGAGTCGAGCTTGTGCATTCGGTCTACAATTACTTGGCAATACTTCGGGTCAAGTTCCATACCATAGCATTTGCGGTTTAGTTGGTGTGCTGCTACCATTGTTGAACCCGAACCGAGAAACGCATCGCAGACGAGTTCTCCTTCTCTGGAACTGTTTTCAATCAACGGGGCCAGAAGCAGGATTGGTTTCATTGTTGGGTGAACATCGCTCCTGCTGGGTTTGTCGCAGTGTATTATTGTTGACTTTGTTTTATCGCTCAACATATTATTGAGCATTGCTTTCATTTCCTGTTTAGTCAACTTGTTTACGTCTACCTTATCCTCAATTACAGTAGCGTGGTTTCTTTCGTTTGTGAAGTAGTGTGCTGCTCCGTCCTTCCATCCGTATAAGCAAAGCTCGTGCTTCCATTGGTAGTCCTGCCTTCCGAGAACTATTGTGTTCTTAACCCAAACAAGGTACTGCTTCAATAGCAGTCCAGAATCCCGCATTGCATTTGAGAAGTTGGCAGTCTCTGTTGAAGCGTGCCAGACGTACCAAGCCCCGCCCGCTTTGGTGTATGAGCCAAGCGCAACGTAAAAGTCGTATAGGAATTTGTAAAAGTCTGAATCCCCCATATTATCGTTCTGGATTGTTAGGGCGTCTTTTGTCTTACCCACGTAAGCAATATTGTATGGTGGGTCGGTCACTACAAGGTCACACAACTTACCATCCATTAACTTCTCCCACGTATCAACTTCGGTACTGCTGCCGCATAGCAACTTGTGTTCCCCTATTTCGATAAGGTCACCCAGTACGATGCTGGTTGTAATTGTTTCTGGTATTTCGTATTCGTCCTCTGTTGCTTCGAGTACCTTCGGCTCCTCGAGGTCAACTGGCAGGTCGAGCCCCCACTCCTGCAATAACTCGGCATCCCATTCATTCGCTAAAATATCCCAGTCCCATTCCCCGAATCCAACATTGTCTTTGATTATGAACTCCTGCTGCTGGGAGTGCGTGAGGTTCTCCGCTACGATGATTGGCACCTCTGTCAACCCTGCCGCCTGGCATGCCTTCAATCGCATGTTGCCCCCTAGTACCACCATATCGCTATCCACAACGATAGGGCGCAGCTCTAGCATTTGAGGGAAGTCCTTGATGCTTTGTACTAGCTTCTTGAACTTATCGTCCTTAATGAAGCGGGGGTTGGTCTTGTTTGGGATGACCTGGGAGATAGGAACGTGTTTCATCTCAAATAGTTATAGTAGCAAAGGTACTCGTTTATCACACGTGTTGTGCCTTTTTTGTACACCTCCTGGGCAAATAGCCCATCCGCTTCATATAGCATTTGGAATCGGCTCTTGCCAATGGTTCCGATCTTTACCATGAAGGAGGCGGTATCAATGTTCCCTACCCGTGGGGATTCTGTTGCCCGTAGGCGTGGCTCTCCATTGCGGAACACCTGCGCCCAGTTCACAAAGTCCTCCTTGCAATCCTTCACGGCATTGTACCAATCGGGGTGGATGATATTGTCATCGTCCAAAAAATACACGTAGTCGTTGTGGCTTGCGCTTATTTGCAGGTAGTCAATCGCTGCGTTGCGCAATGGCGCACCCCACGCACCACCAAAGTTAGAGCGCATTACATTTATTCCTTTTGGGATGTTGCTCTTTCGGGTGGAGTAATCCAGCATCACAAGCCATTTGCACTCCGCTGGGATGCTCTCACGTAGGTATTCCAGGTTTTCGGGACGGGAGCAGGGCGTGATGATGTGGATCATTTTGTACGTACAAATTTTACGCACTCATTGAATGCGTCATCGTTGATCTCTTCGCTCTGGAACTCCAAAATGAAGTTGCGCCCCTTCCTGCGGTAAACCTCGTAGTGGTGAATCATAACCCCTGACACGTAAACGTTTACTCGCAAGATGTAGTGGCGGTTGATTACGGCCTCAAGGGTGAACCCGTGATAGGTGGTGTTGGTGGATTTCATTTAGATATTCTTTGGTTAGTTTCGTTCCGAAGTCGGCCTCATGGTGGCAAGGCCTGCACAATGCCATCAGGTTCTCAATTACATCTCGGCTCTTGCTTCCACCCATTCCTCTGGGGTTGATGTGGTGAATGTCAACGGCACGGGATCCACACACCTCACACGGCACGAACTCCACGGGGCTGATGCCCATGGCTTGAAAGTATATTTTAGTGTGTTTTTTCAAAACGCTCTCCTAGATAAATTGCCCCCGTTATTTTATCCAGCTTCAATTCGGTGGCTGCTTGCAGTCCGTATCGGTCAATGAGTTGTTGCATCGCCTCTTGGTCGGCACGGACGCACGGCAACTGCTCCCATCGGCTGCTGAACCACACCTTTTTTGTCTGGGCTTTCTTGGCTTTCTTGTAACTGATCACCGCATCCACCATCCAGATTGCCTTGCTAGGTTCGCAGGCCATCAGTCAAAGTTCAAATTGTTGTCCGTCATCAATTCACGTAGGCGGTCACGGCACGCATAGTACGCCTTGATCTCCTCCTCGTGCATTCCATCGTGCGAGTATTTGGTATTGCTGCGCAGCCATTGATCCAATTCCCAAAGGACGGAGTGCATTCGGTGGCCTTTTGTTGCCATATCAAACTCAATCTGATCTTCTGGCAATTCGTATTCTAGCGTTGCTTTCATTCTTGAACCATTTTGATTACAATTCCAATAAAAACAATCGCAAACCCAATAGCAATAGGAATGGTTATCGGTGAAGTCACCCACCACCAAGACCAGTCAATGTACCCAGTCAGTTTCAATCCCACAAATAATACGGTAAGCACTCCTCCGAATCCTATCCCGCTGCTTTTTTTATCGCTCATTCCTCGTTGGTGTTAAATGTTTCGTTGTAGTACAGTTCAGCATATTTTGTTCGCATTTCTTTGATAGCGGTACTCCAAGTATCTCCATCTACACGAGCGTCAATAATCTGCTGCTTCTCCATTTCTTTGGCTTGTTCAATATGCCATAAAACTGCATATAAATCAGCATCTTCACCATTTTCAATCATTGATTTTACGGTTACTTTCAACCACTCTACTGCTGTCTGTTTCATTTGTCGTTCATATTTTGCAAAATTTGATACACAAAGTGTTTCGCTTATCAAAGTTGGCCCACAATGGTGTAGCTGTCCAGGTCTGGCTCCTCCACCCCCATAAAAAACTCCTTGTACAAAGCGATGGCCTCGTCCAGCTTCTCCTTGCCTGACTGCAAAAAGTCAGGGGAGATGGTGTAGATTCCAATGTCCAACGAGCCTTTGTCGATAGCAATGAAAATAAACTTCTCAATCGGCACTCCAAAGAGGCGGGTGTAGATGTATGCCTGCATGTCGTACCCGTATTTCTTCGCACTGTACGGGAAGGCACGCAGGTCGCTAGTGGTTTTCAAGTCGGCAATGAATCCAGGTGCGTATATGTCGGATTTTGCTCGGAAAGGCAAGCCCTCAATATACCCGATCTCTGGCACCTCAAAGCTGCACCCCTGGATGTAACCCATTACCTGCTCGTTCCGTAGCAAAGCATCTGCAATACGCTGCGCCTCCTTCAATTCCTTTGCGGTGATTATTTTACCGCCTCGTGCTTTCGCTTCCTGCCAGGCCTTCGTGTTCTTGCTTTGCACATCAATCACCTCGTAGTCCGCCATCAGTTCAGGTTGCAGCACCATCACGTGCGCAAGTTTACCCACAGTAAACGCATCGCTATCCTCTTGGCCGTACTTCGTAACGTAGTGGTAGGTCTTTGGGGATTGCAATAACAACTTGCATGCGCTGGACGATAAGGCGGAACGGCCTAGGTTGCCGTAGTAAAAATCATCGTCAAGCATTTGTTCTAGGAGGGTCTCACGATCCCAGGTAGTTCCGTTAAGGAGTTTAATTACTTTCATTTTTGATTGGTTTTAGTTGCATCTCTGCGTTGTTTCTCTTTCTTGGCTCGGCAGAATTTGCAATCTGCCCTTTGGTAATACACGATCTCGTTCTTATTGGTGCGCTTGCAATGTGTGAAATACTTTGCCTGCACAAACTTGTGGCACTTCGTGCATTCACGATCCACAAGCTCCTTGAAAATGCGTTGCATCAGAAGTGCAGGTAGTTAAAGTCCTGCTCCATCGCACGTTGATACAACGGCTCCCAGTTGAATCCTGGCACCATATCGGGTTGGTACGGGTACTGATCAACGTCTCCAATGCCGTAAGCATCAACAACGTCCAACCGCCACCGCATCATGTCATTGACTGACTTAAATCCTGCCCATGCTGCAAATACCTCATGGTACGATCCAGCAATATCTTCGGGTGCTAGGCCTTGATTCTCGGCCTCGTACATCAAATCGGTGTAAGTCACTTGCATAGCACCTGGGCAATATAGGATGGAACGATGAAGATCGCCAGGAGGGCGGTGCTAACGATTAGGTACCACGCCAACCATACGGTAACGTCTTGGAACCAGTTAATCAGTTTGTCTTTCATTTGATTGGTTTTTAATGATACCCAAAAGTAAAAAGGATATTTCAAATGGCAAAAAATTATTTACATTTTTTTTGTCCATTGCGCATAACATATTGAAAGTCGCTGCTTTGGGTCGGTGAAATCTTTGTTCATAACCTCGTCAGCCATGCAACGTTGAACGAATTCCTGCTGATCTTCTTGCGGTTTAGGTTGTGGAATGGGCATAGTTTAGTATTTTGAATGTTTTAAGTGGTGCGATGTCTATCAATTCAAGGCGGGAGATCACGTCCTGCCTGCCTTCTCGGTTGTACAATTTGTGATACGCCTGCTGCTTGGGTACAAATTCCTTCACGACCAACCGCTCACACAACGCAAGCAGCTCGGTTCGTGATACCATTGCAAGCCCTTGGATGGCTTCAATATCAAAGGCGATGTATTCGGCCTGGCCAAATAGCCACCCGTCATTGCCTCGCACGTTGATAAATTCAACCCAGATCTCATGCGGGTAATTGTTTCCCTTCACGTCAACCGAGGTCTGCCCCCCTGGGCGCATCACCCAGTAGTCAATGTGGTAGTTGATGTCCTCATGCTTCGTGGATTGGCGGCATTGGTAGCCGATGGCAGAGCAAGCGTCAACGAATCGCTGCGCACTCACCCTGCCCAGGTGATCACTATCCGACCACCTCTGATTGCTCACCATAAGCTGAATGCAATGCGGTCAGTTCCTTGATCCACGACCCCCACAATTTAGGCGAGCAAGTGCAAGGCACGACCATTTTGTGACGGAACGTGCGTGCATGAATTTTTGCAATCTCCTCCCGCTCCTGGGCGGTCAGCTTGTGCTTGCCGATCACCGTCCCCAGGAACTCGTACTCGGCCTGCGTAAGGCATTCGGGTGACTTGAACGGGAACAATCTATTCAGCTTCTCCTTGCGTGCGTCACAACCGCAGTCAATGCCCGTGGCTTCGCTGAACCAATCTACCGCTGCCTTGATTCCCGTTGCCGTGGTGATCGTTTCCACTACATCACCCACGCCTTTTGGCTTCCTTCCACGCTTGATAGGTGCCTTCGGTTCGTTCTCTGATTTCATTTTTGGTCTTTTTTAAGGTTTGTCGAATTGAATCCCTGCCGATACCCGTCCCCCTGGACAGTGCCGAGATGGTAAAGTTCGTGCTGATTTCCAATACCTGGGCATCGTACCATCGAATCGCCTTCATCTCATCACCAATGGCAGATACAAGCTCCTCCCAAGTGCGATCCTCCTCATGGTTGTATTCGTCTGTTGATGCAGCGAGCCATTTGTCCAGCTCGTACATGTCACCAAACGAGATCTTTTGCACCTTCTTTTTTGTAGCCGATATTTTCAAGCACAAATTGACGCAAGCCCGATACACAAAAAAGAAATTCACCTTCCCTTCCTGGATGAAGTGGGTCTTGCCTTCGCTTTCTAGCACCAGCAACCGCAGGAAAACCTCTTGCACAACGTCCTCTGCGAGTTCGTAGTCCACATATCCCTTGATGAAGTTTACAAGCTTCCTGCGGTTCTGGCGGTAGAAGGTTTCGATCATGTGAACACGGCTTTCATTTGCTCTACTTTGTGCCGTAAAGATATGATTTCCTCCTGGAGTAGAGATATTTGCGTATTTTTTTGCGCAATTCTCTGCCTCAATTCGTTACGTTCCCCGACTACGGCATCAAAATCTGGCAATGTATTGTCAACCTCTTGATACTTCATGCATTCCCAAGCGATTTGATAGGCACGATGGTATGCCTCAGACTTGCGAAAGTCCAGTCCCATGTAGTGCAGGATCGTAGCGTGCGTTCGTTTCATCATCTCACCCAGTTCAACAAGGGTGTAGTGCTGACGGACGGCATGCACGTATGCGCATCGGATGATCACGTTTGATTGCTTGCGGGTTTGATCGTCATCGTGGCCAACTAGTATGCAAAATTCTCGGTATGTCATATCTCAATGCGGTTCAGTAGTTCTTGGTATTTTTTTCGCTCCTGCTGGATCTCATGGTGCAGGGCGTTGATCTCGTTGGTCATCTGAAAAAAGCGCAGCTCAATCTCATTGTGGTAATCCGCATGTTGCTTGATCAAAGTCGCTGCGTTTTCAATGGCCTGGAAGTGCGGAAGCACATCACGATTGCCTGCCTCGTACAACTCCAAAAGAAAATGCGCTGCACGTTGCACGTCCGTCACCTTGGACTGCATGTAAAAATCAAACGGGAACGTAGCCATGATTCAGTAAGTTAGTTCCGTTATGCAAAAAGCCGACATTCCCTTTCATTGATTCCAGAACGATTGGTTCTGAATACGGGGTGATCCGTCCACCCGTTTCCGTTTCCTTCACCTTGCGCACGTGTATGTGCGTGAATCTCCAATCGACTGGGTGGCCAGCATAACGATGGCACACGACTACACAGTCGGCACGGTTGCCCCACTTGCCCCCTCCTTCAATATCGGCAATTCCTACGGGCATTGGCAGGCCAGCGTATTCGTGCTTGTCGTGGTGAACTTTGCGCATAGCCTCCGTCACGGGGTGGGTGCTTACGATGGTGGTGATTTGGTTGGAGTGGCTAAACACACGGAAGGCACTTGCCACCTCGTAGTGATATTCGTGCATTGATACCTTACCAAGACGGGTCTGATCGGTGCGGAGGGAGTTGTATGGGTCAATGAATGCACCCGTGTAGTCCCAATCCGACATTGCCTCACCGTAAATGTCTAGGAGTTCAAATGATGATAGGATCTTGTTCGGGTTGATGAACTTGAAGAAGTCATCCAGGAAAGCCAGGTCGGAGTACATACGCTGCGGGTCGATCATGTTGATCGGCTTCCCGTTTAAGAACTCCACCAACTTGCGCTGGATGGAATGCACCTCGTTCTCTGCCGTGTAGCACAACCACTTCTTGCCGTACGTTATGGACTGCATGAGCATCAGGTAGAACATTGTGTGCGTCTTGCCCACGTTGGCGTGACCCGTGGTAACAATGAACTCCCCTGGCTTGAATCGGAGGTAGTCATCAATGGCATCGTTGCCGATGCGACCCATGTCAAAGTATTTACCCATTTGCGCTCTTTCGAGGTACGGAAGGGTGTCCGTGAGGGAGATGATGTCTGAATGCATTTGATTGGTTTTATTTTGCAAACATATTAAAAAAAAAGAAGGTGGGGTGTTACCCCCACCCTCCTACCTAGGTGCCACCAAAACCAATCAGAAAGGCACCTCGGTTACACGCTCTGCCATGTGCTGCGCATGGCTTACCTCTTTTTTCTCATTTGCCATCCAGTCATTGAAGATCTGGGCGGTGGCGAGAACTTTGTCCTGGCCGATTGGCTGACCTTGACCAATGAATGCGTTGCAGTATTCGACTGCTGCTTTCAATGCTACCTGGCGGATGATTGATGCACTGCGGGCGGAATCGTCTGCGGGCTTGCGGTATGCGCTTGCGCCTCCTCCGTTGTATGCAGGGCGATCAATTTTGATGGTTCCCTTCTCGTTGATCGTGAATGCTAGCTCATCACCTGGTTGGTGTGGTTCGCTGGAGTTCTTTGAGAAGATCGTACCATGCCGACCATCGTCAAAGGTCATTTGGTATTTGTAGAATGTTGCACCATCGCCTGATGTCCAGGTGCCTGCGGGGGAGATTGATGTTACTTTTGCCATGACTGGTTTTTTAAGTTATTTAACAAAGATACAAAAGAAAAAATTAATAACGAAGAGAAACTGGGGTGCGGCTGCGGTAATTGTAAATATCCTCAATCAAGGAAATATACTGATCCACATTGCTGCAATCCACCAACTTGGTCTGTTGGTATGTCAGCTTGTTGATGAATAGGGCTGGATCAAAATTCGGGTTGCGCATCAAACGAATCAAAGCATAGATGAAGTGCGTGCGCTTGTACCCGTGGTAAAGTGGTTTTATCCGATTCAATACGACCATGAAGAACTCGGCATCCTGCACCTGCTTCTTGGTGATCTCCATCTCCCCATTGCGGAACTTGGACATCTCGGATTGGTTGCCAGAACGAACCGCACTGTGCAAGATGCTGAATGCAGGCATGAAGTTTAGGCGGTATTGGTTCTTGAAGTCACGGAATCGGATGTAGTTCTCATTGCCGAGGTCGGCATAGCCGTCTAGGTATTCGGAATTGTTCCAGATCTTGCTCACGGAGTTCAGGGTATGCACCTGCTTCAATCCGTACCCCTGCATGATGATGTACGGAATCTCCTTGCCCATCTCCTTACGCACAAGGAACCTATGCTGGCCATCAATGATCTCGTACTTCTCGTTTACGATGATTGGTGAAATAAGCATCTCATCCTCCATTGACTTACGCAATGCGTTGAGGTTTGCCTTGTTCACCTGGCGGTTGCCTCCGATGAAGGAGAACTTGCCGTACTGGCTTGTGAATTGGATTTTCATGTGATTGGTTTTAATTGGTTTTTTAGCTGCGCAGCTCTTGGAGCAATGCGTTTTTGATTACTTCATTCTCGGCTTCCAGGAACTCAATCTTGGATGCCATTGCCTCCACTCGGTGTTGAAGGAACTCGATCAGCTCTTTTGCTGCATCGGGGGACAGATTCATTCGGCTAGTGTATTCCATCAGTTCTGGGTGGTTAAAGTGAATCCAAACTCCTCTGCGTAGTCGGTTGCTCCGATCTCGCCCCAGACCTCCATGGTCTTGATGGTATCGTCCTCTAGATAGACGATTGATAAAGTACCTCCGATAAACTCGGCTTCTACTTTTTTGGCATTGTATAATGCCTCGTTCGTGATTTTGATTTGCATGTCTGATTGGTTTTGTTGTTAGACATGGCAAACATAAAACGACTTTTTGGATTGGCAATAACTTTTTTACAATTTTTTTCCAATTATTTTCAGAACCCCAGTGTTTACGGGGATTTGCTTATCTCTGGAAATTGTCAATTTGGTAAAATACTTACTCGTATCATCAGCACAACCACCCCAATATCGGAAAGCATCAGCTCCAAACTTGATAGCCATGATGCAGTTGTCATTGTCGTATCGGTAATTGTGGGTAAGATGGATCTCGTATTCCCCCAATATGACCTTTTTAATGCAATGTTCCCCCAAACAGAGTTTTACATATGTTGACTGACAAAGCCTGTAAAAGCGCTAAGTGTCCTATCGGCAAGGCGAGAGCGAGATTTTCTGACGCTGGAGGGCTTTACCTCGAGGTCAGTCCTGCTGGCTCAAAACGATGGTTCTTAAAATACCGAAAAGACGGCAAAGAAACGAGGTTGGCCCTAGGCAGCTACCCAGAGGTCAGTCTGGCTGAAGTTCGCATAAAGCAATCAGAGGCAAAGGCACTAAAACACAAAGGAATAGACCCAGTTCATGCCAAAAAAGTTGGGAAACTTAAAGCGACTCGGCAAGCAAGTGACAACTTCGAGGCAGTCGCTCGAGAATGGCACGTAAAACAGCAAAGCAATTGGTCTGAGACACACGCCAAGACAGTCATGAGACGCATGGAAAGGGACTTATTTCCTTGGATTGGTAATCGTCCAATGGCACAGATACATGCCATGGAGCTTTTAGCCTGCCTTCAAAGGGTAGAAGACAGACAAGCCGTTGAAACTGCTCACCGCGTACTAAGTATTGCAGGGCTAGTCTGGGAATACTGGCTACCTACAGTTGAGGTAGAACAAAGGAATATTACCGAGGGTTTGAAGGCTCGACTACAACCTTACCGCGGAAAGAATTTTGAGGCCATTCTTGACCCAAAGCGTTTGGGCGAACTAATGAGAGCTATCAAACATTACAAAGGTGGCGCGGTGGTTAGAGTAGCCTTACAGCTATCAATTTTGGTTTATCAAAGACCGGGCAACCTTAGGATGATGGAATGGTCAGAGTTAGACCTCGAGGCCGCGACTTGGACTATTCCAAGCGCAAAGATGAAGCGACGCGTTCAAGAAAAAGCAAATGGAGAACCCCATGTAGTTCCGCTACCTAAGCAGGCTTTGGCGCTTCTAGAAGA